ATTGAAGCAGACATGCTTCTCAGGCTTGAGGTAGACAGAATCGTTGCAAAATTAAGCAAAGAGGTTCCGTATTGGCAGCAGATGAGCGATGAGCAAATGTCTGCCCTAATTTCATTTGCATACAATCTTGGCTCTGGGTTTTACGGCGCAAACAACTTTGAAACAATTACAAGTTGTTTAAAAAATAAAAAATGGCTAGACGTGCCCGCTGCATTTGAGCTTTATAGAAATCCAGGAACTCATGTTGAGGCTGGTTTGCTTCGCAGAAGAAAGGCTGAAGGTGCCCTATGGCTAAGCGGTGTCAGTGAAACTTTTGATTCTGAACAGCAGCCTTCAAAAGTAACGCCGAGGTCTCCTTTCGCTGTTCGCCTTACTCCTCATATCAGACTGGGAGAGTTTGCTCTCGACAGGGAAGAACGCAGATTTGACCACCAATATCAAATCGACACCGCTGGTGAGCTGGCGGCCTTCCTTGAGCGAGCAAGAAACGTATTCGGCGGCAAGCCTGTAATTATTACCAGCGGTTACAGAAATCCTCATATCAATCAAATGGTAAATGGGGCAAGCTCATCAGAGCATCTTTTTAGCGGTCCTGGCATTGGAGCTGTGGATTGGTTTATTGAAGGTGTTGATATTTATAAGCTGCAAGAGTGGTGCTTGAAAGAATGGCCTTACAGCACCGGCAAGGGCGCACCAAAAGGTTTCATTCATACTGGAATCAGGCAAGACCGTCCTAGGATTCAATGGGATTACTAATTTTGAATGATTCTTCACGATAAAGAGATTCGCAGGCTGATCACCGAAGATCGCATGGTCGAAAACTGGGATCCAGAGCTTCTAAACCCGGCTTCTCTGGATCTCAGGCTTGGCGAAACGGTGATGGTTGAAGTGGAGCACACTTCAGAGCTTCAGGCGCAATCGATCGAGCACTGCACCGCTGAAAACCCTTACTGGCTTGCGCCTGGCGAGTTTTTGCTTGCAGAGACTCGAGAAATATTCAACATGCCCAACGACGTGTGCGGAGTTTTTTGCCTTAAGTCAAGCCGGGCAAGGGAAGGTTACGAGCACAGTCATGCTGGCTTCGCTGATCCTCTCTGGAGCGGAAGTAAACTGACTTTGGAGTTGGTAAATGCAAGGCGATTTCATTCGTTGCCTTTATATCCAGGGCTAAAAATTGGTCAGATGGTTTTCGTAATAACCGCTGGGATCCCCAGTATTAGCTACGCAGAAGTGGGTCATTACAACAATCAACCAAGGGTAATGCCAAGCTGGGAAGGGTCGCTTTAGCTACCCTTGTAGAAACTGGGTTGCGACCATGAGGCACCAGATTGATGGAGTCGATCTGGTAACCAAAAAAGTTGCAAAAAGACGATTTAGGGCGTCAATTTTTAACGCATGGCATGACCGCTGCGCTTATTGCGGCCGTCATGCCACAACAATTGATCACGTAAAACCAAAGGCGAGGGGCGGGCTTACTGTCCCCCAGAATTGCGTTCCAGCATGCTTGCTGTGCAATGCCTCAAAAGGCCATTCATCGCTGTGGGCATGGTGGATTGCCCAGGACTCCTGGTGCTGGCATCGAGCGCAGCAGGTTTATGAGTGGATCACTGGGGTTGGTTGCCCTTCAGATGCTCAATATAAATTTGCGCTTGCCATAGATCATTGGAATACCGGCAGATAGCACCTCCAGGCGAACATGACCTATAGCGAACCTCGCCAATGCCAGGCTCGGTTCCCATTTCAATGTAAAAGCCTTCGCCGCAGTCAATGGCCCCTGTAGGCACTGCAGTCTCTTGCGAATCTTCCACCTGATGCTCTCCCCTCAGGAAAACCTAAATCACATTTTGCCGCAGAAGGCTTCCAGTGGATACATTGATAGCAGTATGGATGGCTGTTGTCTATTGCTCTCGCATCTGCGTAAAGCTGCTCTGCTTCAACGATCGCAAGCTCAAGATCGCAGTTTTCAAGAGGTAGGTCAATTTTTCCCGTTTTGGCTTTAATGCGAACCCGCCAGCCAGACGAAGCTTCATAAAGCACCATCCGGCCAGCGTGGTAACGCAAACTTGCCATCTTTACACCGGTATTTCCCGGAGTTTACAGATCAAGTCGTCAACAGTCCCATCGTTTTTAATTAAACGATCGAATTGCTTGTAGTCATCAAGCGAACCTTCGCTTGAATGAGACGATGGATTAGCGCTATCGAAGCGATCAATTCGCCACACCTCTCCGCCAAGTAGCTTGACGAGTTTCGCTTCATTTAAAAAACGAACGTCGTCTGCTACAACGGCATCGTATTTTGCCATCTTTTTGCGCCAGCATCTCAGCCAGATTTCTGGATGGATGCATGAGCGCCCCCATTCGGTGCCAAGCGTTTGCAGCATATGCCGAACACTTACTCCGGCATCGCCAACAATAATCTCCTTGGCTTCATGAGTTAGATAATTAGCGCCGAATTTGTCGTATCCCAATGCCTCAAGCATTGGGACGAGCATTTCCTTTAAGGTTTCGGCAAAGGGAACAATTACATAGCCCTTTTGCTCCAGAAATTCGGCAGCGGTTGATTTGCCGGACTGAGGAGCGGGGCTGTAGATACCAATAATTTTTTGCATTAAAGATTGCCTGTTGAAATAAAGCCCGCTCGCATGATTTGAGCGGTGTCATTTTGAAAGCGTTCCCAGAGGCCGCTGTATGTTCCCTTTAGCCCAGGAGCCTCAGAATTACGATCATAAAGATCGTAAAGGTAATCCAGAAAGGCAGCTTTTTGTGTTTCAATTTGCCATGGTTTCAGCTCTTCGCAAAGCATCTCTGCGGTCAGAGGTCGGGATTCCCCAGTGGACAATTTTTCCATCAAAGAACCAAGGTTTGAAGTAAGTGTCAATTCCCCAAAAGACTGGATGAACGCCAAAAGATTTCACCCCTGCGCTTGGCAGGTACATGGAACTTAACGCTGAGCGTCAGGTGCATGGTAAAGCCGTTCAAGCTGCATTGAAGGCGGCTCCGGGAAGTCTTCAGGATCCTCAATCATCGGGTCAGTTTGGTCGTGAATTACCCAGCTGACAAGGCTGCCGTGCTCTTTAATTACAACCATCCCAATGCGTGGTGACCTGCTGAGCCAGCGAACCAAAAATGCTTCGATTGGATTCAGGAATGGATGGGAGCGCATAATTCGTTTTGAAGTAAAAGCAAGGAGCAGTCCCGAGCGTAGTTTGATCCACCTTCGGGTATGCCGAGGTCGCAATGGCCAACCCAGTGCAAGCATGACGCACAGGGTCCGCCGCCGTGGATTGGTTTGTATTTCTTCATGGCCTTTTCAGCCTTGCCTGCGCTCGTCTGGTCGTAGCACTTGGTGCAGTACATAGGATTAGTGGTTAGGCGCTTACAGGTAAAACAGGGCCTACTAGCCTTGGAAAGTCCCATAAAATAAATTGGATTCAAAAGATTCCTTTGTAGCGTATTCAGTGAATCTGAATGCGCAACCTAATCAAAGCATGCTTTGGCAATAGAAGGGAATTGTTCAGTAAAGATCTGGCGGCATCCAAGCGCGATTTCTTGGTGCTCCAGCTGAGTGCCATTTGCTGACCTCAACTGGATGTAATGGATCCAGGAGCGAAGAGTGCCGTGCATGTAAATAGTGGTTGGCGTGCAAAGAGGCAGAATTCGCCTTGCAGTTTCTTTTGCAATGCCTTCCTCGAGCATTTGCTCGTAAATGGTGAATGATCTCGCAATCAAATCACTGGTACGCTCTGCCCAGTAACTTTGCATTTCTGGATCAAGTTCATCGATACTGTTTTGCCGATTTTTGTGGTCTTGCAGTCGCTGGTGAGGTGCATCGGCAATGTCGGTTTTGGCGTAACGGGTGCTGAATTCCTGAAAGCTGAATGAGCGATGTCTCAGGATTTGAGCAGCAATGTCCCGTTCCGTTTCAATTTGAACGCACATGCTCGCCATTTCAAATGGCGACCAATGGGCGTGCTTGATCAGGTAAGCAAGCAGTTTTGGAGCTGTTTTCTGATTGTCTTGATTGCTTGGATTTGAAACCCGAGCCATGCGGACAATCAGACTTTCCGCATCAGGTGTGCAATGGACCAGGCTGACTGCAGTCAATTCATCACCTCAACTTCCGCGAGAGGCCAACGCGCAGCGGCGTATTTTTTGGCCTTTGTTTTTGATTCTGCTTTAATGCTGAACTTCATTGGTGCATTGTTTGGTTGACGTATAATTAGAAGGAACATTTTTGTTTTCGCACCGGCAGGCGCTCTGCTAATTCCTTCACCGTGCTGCGTCTTGCCGATTTCGTCGTCGACCCAATGCATGACAAAAAATGGAGTGGATTAAAAGCAACATTTCGCCTGAGCAGGAGCTAAGACATGAGCTGGCTATACGTTCAATGACAGAACGAGAAGCCAGCCTTTATCGCTCATGCGTCATGTATCAAGACATGCTTCAACAGGCGATATGGGAAATCATGCGTCTTGAGTTGGCACTTGAAGATCTGCGAGGGCCAGATTTCGAGCTTCATTCTTGATTTCCTCGTAAACGGTAGCGCCCAGCTCGTCGCGAACGAGAGCGTCAAAATGTGAGTGATAAATAGACGCATAGCCGCCTTGCGTAGCTGGCTGAGCGGAATCAATTGCTTGCTTTACCTGGGTGGCAAATGCAACGCAAATACGACGCTTTTTCTTTACGCGATGAATCCAGTCTTTGTCTGCGGGAATGCCTGATTGAGCAGCAGCCAGGGATGCTTCGCTTACCTTGTCATCCATGGACTGGACGGCAATGACAAGCTCCGCGTGAAGCTTTCGGGCGTCAACTGAGCTGAGTAAATTAATTTCATGCAATGACACCTGGCGATCAAGTGATTTGCTATTGAAGGTAAATTCCATGATTTCCAAAAAAGAAGGGCGAAATTAATCGCCCATTGACATCAAAACGGGATTTCGATGTTACCGGGAAGTACGGTTCCACCAAAGGCGTTTGCAACTTGCTGGGCAGCTTGCTGAACCACAGGAGGAGCAGCAGCTGGCGCCGGAGAAGGCGCAGGTGCAGCCTGTTGAACGCGATTATCCGGCTTGAAGCTAAGGCTCAGATAAGGTTTGCCAGCATTTGACTGCTTGCGCCAGCCAGAGATGCGAATGGGAATCTCATTTCGCTCGCCAATCGGCTGCGCATTCATCAGGTACTGCGCAAGCGCATATGCCTGATCAGCTGGCACGTTCAAAATGCCGTCATAGTTTGGGTAATTCTTGGAAGCGTCGTAACGCTCGCCAAGTCGCTGTTGAAGTTGCTCTGCGGTTTGTTGAAACAGCGCGCCACTGGCGTTAAAAGTCAAGAGATTGCCTCCTGTTCTTGTGTTTTAGGTTTCCGACCACGCTTCGGACGCAATGCATCTTCAGGGGTTTTTTCAATGCACATCACGTAGCAGCCATTGCCGTCTGCGTTTTTGCGCATTGAATAGCGAACGTCAGCATTGCCCTTGGACATCTGGCTGACTACCTGGGCGACCGTAGTCGGCTTATACCCGTCGCCCGTTTCTGCATTGTAAAACGAAACCGAGATTGCATCACCAGCATGCATCTTGAGGATTTCATCTCGCAATGGGCTGGTCTTACTGCGACGACTGATACGCTGACGCGCTTC